GGTTCCAAAGCCTCTGTCACGAGTGCCACTCCATCAAAACAGCCCTTGAAAAGCAGGGCGAAGCGCACGATTACACCCGCGGCGAGATCATCCCGTTATAATCTTTGAGAATGACTTAAAAAAATTAGGGCATAGGGAAGAGCAAGCGCGGCCTCAACTTTCTGCAAAGGGATAAAACAAGATGGGTAGGACAAAAAAACAGGGAATTCCCTCAGTGGTCATGACTCGCGTGGGGGATCTCACCCCTTACGCAAGGAATTCCCGAACGCACTCAGACGAGCAGGTCGCGCAGATCGCTGCGTCGATAAAAGAGTTCGGTTGGACCAACCCGATCCTGATCGACGGCGAAAAAGGAATCATTGCTGGCCACGGCAGGCTGAAGGCCGCGATGCGGTTGGGCCTCGAGGAAATCCCGGCAATAGAGCTGTCGCATTTGACCGAGATTCAAAAGAAGGCTCTCATCATTGCTGACAACAAGTTAGCCTTGAATGCCGGATGGGACAACGAGCTTCTCAGTCTGGAGCTTGAGGAGTTAGAGCTTGAGGGATTAGACTTAAGTCTTACAGGCTTTGGCGAAGAGGAAATAAGCGCACTTAAGCCGGAGGTTGTAAACGAAGGATTGACCGACGAGGATGCTGTTCCTGAGCCTCCACCGGAGGCTATTACAAAGCCCGGAGACATCTGGATACTAGGCAAGCACCGATTGATGTGCGGCGATAGTACGAGCGTGGATGCGGTTGAAAAGTTATTAAATGGGGTCAGACCGGAAATGATTTTTACTGATCCGCCTTACAACATAGACTATTCGGGTGTTAACGACAAAAGAAAAATAAAAAATGACAGGATGAATGAAGATAACTTTAAAGACTTTTTACGTCAGTCTTTGTATGGTTGTGAAACTATGTATGTCTGCTGCTCGTGGCAATTTGCTCATCTTTTCAGGGAGGCGATGACTGACATAGGCAGGAAACCTAAAGCTATGATCGTTTGGGATAAAGTAAATCCAGCGCAGCATTTAGACAAATATTATAAACAGCATGAACTTATTTGGTATTACGGAGATTACGGTGGTCATAAAACACTGCGTGGTGATGTCTGGACATTAAAAAGACAAAAAAATACAGTGCATCCAACTATGAAACCAGTTGAATTGATTGAAATGGCTATAAACGACCAAATAGATAAGCGTTATGTTTTAGATTGTTTTGGCGGTTCTGGATCTACGATGATAGCGTGTGAAAAAACCGGTCGAGTTGCATATCTGATGGAACTAGACCCAAAATACTGCGACGTCATCGTTAAGCGATGGGAAGAATTCACCGGACAGAAAGCGAGGCTAGAAAATGCAGCGGAAATATCCACCTGAAGTTCACTTAGTACACGGCACAAAGGGAGAGAACACGGGCATCCCACTGCCGGAGAAGGTAAAGATCAGAGTTCCGTTTGCCGAGTGGGCAGACAACCCGACCTTATTTAACCGCGAAAGGTTTGTAAAAGAGACCGCCGATTACTTGTTTGATGTCTACGGCATTGGCTCGGATCAGGACAGGCACACGCTCATGATGCTTGCCGACCAGCTGCAGCTCTACATCGACGCAAGGAAAGAGCAGGCAAAGCATCCTTTAGTTGTTAAGACTAACGGCGGGAAGACTCACGCTCCGAATCCTTACATCAGCCTTGCAAACAAAGCGATGGAGAACTCCATCAAGCTAATGAACGAAATGGGACTGACTCCCCGATCTCGATTGGCGGCAAACAAACTTGAGGACGGCTCTAAGATGGGCGAATTTCTAGCAGGGCCTAAGTTCGGCACATGAGAATAGAAGATGGTATTGCTTACGCTGTCGGCATCGTAAAAGGCGAGATCGACGCTTGTCGAAATGTTCGCTTAGCCTGTCAGCGGTTCTTAAATCACATAGAAAACAAAGAATGGGAATGGGTTTTTGATCCGAGTCCGGTTAATCACTTCCTACAGTTTGCCGGTCTCTGTAAGCATGTCAAAGGACAGTGGGCGGGATACTCTGTAAGCCTTGAGCCTTTCCAAATCCTTATTGCTTGCGCGATCTATGGCTTTAGGCACAAGAAAGACCGGCGTAAACGGATGGTGCAGGATGTGATTGTTTACATCCCGCGCAAGGCTGGCAAATCGACGCTGACGGCTCTTATCGCACTTTATGAGCTAGCCTTTGGCGAAGCTGGCGCAGAGGTTTACACGCTCGCTACAAACCGCGATCAGGCATCAATTGTTTTCACGACGGCTAAGGGCTTCGTCGAAACGTTGCCGCAGGAGATCTCTAGGCTCTTCATTCTCGGCAAGTTCACGATTGTGAAGAACGGCGACAGCCAGAGCATGATGAAAGCTCTCTCCAGAGATACTAAAAAGACTGGAGACGGGCTCAACCCTTCGTGCGCGATCATTGACGAAGCGAGTCAGATCGTAGACAGGAATGCGATTGAGGTCTTGCATTCAGGGATGGTATCTCGGCTTAATCCTTTGCGGCTATACATTACGACTGCTTCTTTTACTCGCGACACAAAGTTCTTTGAGGACTTTCAGGTGATGGAGCACATCCTTCATCAGGATGTTCCAGATAACCCGCGATGGTTTGGCCTTCTTTACTCTTTGGATGCTGGAGACGATTGGAGAGACGAAAAGACGTGGGCAAAAGCTAACCCGATGCACAATATCTCGGTTTCGCACGATGCGATTGTTGCTCGATGCGAAGAAGCGAAGATTAAGCCCGCTGCGCTCAATGAGTTTCTCTGTAAGACACTTAACGTCTATGTATCTGCCGAAACTGCGTGGGTTGACCGTACACATTGGGATGAATCCGTAGGTCTGACAGAGAGAGAACCCGAAGCGGTATTTATCGGTTTTGACCTAGCGGCCACACGAGATCTAAACGCGGTTTGTACGTTAAAGCGATTTGCCGAGGACGATTACGAAGCCGAGTGGAAGTTCTTTCTTCCCGAAGATGGCTTTGAATTACTACCAACTCATTATCAAGACATCTTCAGACAAGCGATCAATTCGGGGATCTTGCACATCACCGAAGGCAACGTGATGGACGATAGAGAGATTTCGGCGTATATTATTGGGCAAAGCCAGAAATACGACATAAAAGAGGTCGGTTACGACGCTTATAATGCTGCTGCTTTAGTAGCAAGACTTTACGAAGTCGGAATGCCAGTTAAGAAAGTCGGACAAGGAATGGCGGTGCTTTCTAACCCGTCGAAACATGTCGAGCGACTCATTCTAGGCCACAAGATCAGACACGACGGAAACCCATTCTTAGGACATCAACTGGGCAATTGCGAAGTGTTTACAGACGTACAAGGCAACATCAAAGTCAAGAAAGCCGGTGTGGATCGTCACGCTAAGGTTGACGGGATTATCGCCTTAATCATTGCGATGCACTGTAGTCTAGACAATCCGATGCCGTCTGAATCGTACGGATTCAGAGTCTTTTGAGGATAAAAATGGGCTTATTCGACGTATTTAAGCGTAAAACAAAGGCCGAAAGTAACTCCTTATTTGGAAATACTGTCCTCGGAAACAACGTCATGCTCCGCGGTAAGGGGCAGGGCTACGGTTCTAATCAGCTTTTATACGTTACGACATCTGCGGTTAACGAAGCAGGGCGAACTGTCGATATAACGACACTTGCTAGAAACTCGACTGTAATGGCTTGCGTGGGGGCAAAAGCACGTTCTCTTGCTCAATTACCCGTCAAAATCATGTCGAAGCAGGCCGACGGCACGTTTGTAGACACGCAGACCGATCCTAGCGTTCCTGAGCGCGAAAAGAGCCGAGCAGCAAGCGTTCTTAATCTTCTTGCGAATCCTAATAACTTCCAAAGCCAATACGAGTTTTGGTATCAGTTCACGATGTGGCATGAGCTGGCCGGTGAGACTTTCGTATTACTCTGGAGGAAAGACGCGCAAGAACCGACGCAGATTCCGCTGGAGATGTACGTCTTAGACTCGACGCTAATCGTGCCGAGGATCTCAGAGACGCGCTATCCGTTTTACACGCTTACCAGTTCGTCTTACGGCTTCAATAAAGACGAGCCGCTGAAGTATTTTCAGGTGATGCACACGAAGTCTGAGCCGTGGCAGGGTTCCAGTTCGTTTAATCGCTTGCAAGCTGTCGAGTTGGTCTCCTTAGATCAGGACATCGACCTCTATTCCAACTTTATTATGTTGAACGGTGCAAAACCATCTGGTTTGTTCCGTACTGAGCAAGTCATCCCTGACTCAAAGTTCAAAGAGATTGCATCCCGTCTTAAAGAAGCGTGGACAAACATGTTGAACAGCCAGCCATCGGATCAGAGTAAGCCGGGGCAATCTATGTTGTTAGATCAGGGCATGACCTACGAAGCCATCAAGCCTCTGACGCTTCAGGATGTAGATGCAAGAGAGCTTAAGAAACAAACAATGACGCGTATCTGTGGATTGTTTGGCGTGCCTCCTGCAATGATCGGAGTCGGTGAGTCAAAGTACAACAATACTCAAACGATGCTAGATGAGTTCTATAAGTCAACGATGATGCCGTTTATCACGAACGTTGAGCAGCGGTTAAAATTGTCGTTATTAAAGGGCTATCCGAATTTACACGTTCAGTTTCAAACACAAGACTTCCTAAAGGGCGCTCCGCTGGATCAGATGAACTACGTCGTTGCAGGGGTCAAGAATGGGATTCTTACGCAGAATGAGGCGCGTGAATATCTGGGACTTGACTCTCTCGATGGTGCTGATGATCTGTTGCTTGCCGCTGGTAACGATGGCCCTATTCCCGGCAGTTCTCCGCAAGATACTGGCGGTGGTGGAAACCTTAAGGTGGTCAATAGGACAGGCAGAGCCGGAAATGCTTAAGGATCTATTAGAGAAACTCAAGGCCGCGGCAGACAAGAGAAAGCCAAAGCCTAAGTTAGTCGACGGAATGGTAAAAAAGGAACCTATCAATGGCTAAGAACATCACTTTTTTCTACGAGGCCAAAGTTGAGCTAGGCAGGAAAGCCGACGAGGCAACGGGCGAGCCCACGGGTGAAATCGAAGCCACACTTACGACGTGGGGCGCAAGAGAAGGCGCTGACGGTCGACGGTTCTTTTATACGCCAGAGGCTTTTGAGGCGTGGCACGAAATGTGGATGGAAGCAGGAAGGCCACTTCCTATGTACTTTCAACACTCAAGCGACATGATGCCTGTCGGCGAGTGGTCGAAGTTCGATATTACGGACGAAGGCATGACCGGCACAGGAAAGATCTTCCTGAACACCACTTCCGGGTCTGATCTTTATACGATCATGAAGGAAAGCCCGCGGATGGTTGGCGGCGTTTCTGTCGGTGCGTATGCAGATGAGTATCAAATGGTTGATGAGAATGGCGAGCCCACAGACGATCCAGACATGTTCTTTCAGATCGTCAAAGGTGGTCTGGCCGAGGTTTCTATCGTGATGCAGCCTAATAATCCGAAGGCTGAGATCAGTAGACTTGAGTATTGGATGGGCTCAAAACCCAATCCGAGAACGATTGAGAAGGCTTTGCGTGATGCAGGGCTATCTCGCCGGGATGCGACCGCCGCGTCCGGTGTGTTGAAAGCCATTTTGGAACAGCGTGATGCTGTGGGCGATCAACAAACTGCCACTCAGAGTGAGTCTGATGCGGCGGAGTTGCTGAAAGCGCTCGAATACCGCGAGTTGCTGAAAGCTATTTCAACCCGTTAGGAGAATCAAAATGTTGGAAAAAGTCATTGAAAAACTGGATGCAATCGAAGCATCTAGCGCTGCAAAACTTGCAGAAACCGCACAGGCTGTCGAAGCAAAAGTTGCTGAGGCTGTCGAGTCGCTTAAGACCGAAACAGAGGCAAAGATTGCCGCTTTAGAGGCAAAAGTTGCCGCTCCTTCGATCATCCGTCCTATTCACAAGACTGTCCGTGGCGAAGCAAATCGTCGTTTCAAGGACGTTCTTAAGGAGTACATGAAGGCTGGTAACAACATCGAGCGCGAAGTCAAGATCTTTGAATCTGTCGACCAGTGCGAAGCGTACATCAAGGAAGCCTCGGCTCTTACAGGTTCGGGCTACGACGTTGGTGGCCGCACAGCTTACGATCCCGTGTTCGCTGCAAAGCGTCTCGGAAATCCTTTGATGGATCTGTCGCGTATCGTTGCAACTGACGGTTCGGCTTATCAGTTCCGCGTCAAGACCGGCAATGCAGGCGCTCAGTGGGGCTACACCGTTCAGAATAACGGCACACCCACGACTGAAGCCACGAGCATTTGGCAGGTGATCCTTAAGGACTTGAACGCTCAGTTCCCAATCAGGACGGCAGCACTTGATGACATCGACGGCTTAGAGGCCAACGTTGTTGACGATATGCTGATGGAGTTCCAGCAGGCAATGGCAACCTCGATGATCCAGAATAACGATCAGTCGGGAACCGGAACCTCTGTAACGACGGGCGGCGCTGATGGTCTGCGCGGGTTGGATCAGTACGCTGGCGCTAACAGCACCTACACGGGCGGCTCTTGCTCGACAGCTTCGTTTGGTACTTCGGGAACTGCAACCACCAACGGTTTGCATAACCTTGCTACCTATGACCAGTTGACCACGAACGCTAACACGGTTGCTGCTAACAATATCGTCTACAAAGATGTTGTTAACTTCATCTACAGCCTGCCACAGCAGTATTGGACTCCCAGTGCAGCGTTCATGATCAACCCGATCCTGCTTCAGGGCATCCGCGGTCTCGTGGACGATCAGAAGCGTCCGATCTACATCGACGGTCTGTCACGCACTGATGGCATCGTTGGTGAGTTGCTCGGCTTCAAGGTTGCAGTCAACAAGTACCTTGATAACCCCAGCCAGCCCACCACCGGCGCAGCAGGAACTACGTCCTACTATCCGATGTACTTCGGCGACTGGCAGCAGTTCCACACCATCGTCATGCGTCTCTCGATGGTTCTCCGTCGCTACGACCAGACGCTCCCCGGTTCGATCACGTTCTACGGCGAGACTCGTGCAGCCACTTCGGTGCGCGATCCTAACGCTGGTGTGCGTTATCGCTCGACCGGTACGGCTGCTTGATAAAAGAGGGCGCAAGCCCTCTCCCTTTTGGAGAGATTATGAAACAGGTGATTTTGGAAGGCTTGAAAAAGGCTCTCCACGAGGGCAAAAGCACTGTCAACCTCGCGGAAGCCTCAGCCTTAACCGGCTCAGGCAGCGGGGTTGGTGGCCGCGTTTACAACGAGGATGTTTTTGCATCCCTTCGTTACTGGAACCCATTTCGGGTTTATGCAAATCAGACAATGACGGCAGACTCGGATATTCAGTTTGTCGTTAAGACGGGTAATGCTGCTAACTCCACCAACCCGTGGGGCTACACGGTCAACGCCAACTCAGGCTCACCCAATATCGCCACATCCATTTGGCAGCTTCCGATGCGTGTTATTTCCGCTCAGATGCCAATCAGGGCAGCGGCGATGGATGACATTAACGGATTGGATGCGGCGCTTGTCGAAGATCTAGCGATGGAATTCAGTCAGATCGAAGCCGCGTCGATGGCGATCAATAACGATCAGGCAGGCTCTACAACGACCTCCACAGGCGCTACAAACGGCCTTAGAGGCTTGAAGATGTATGCTGGTACTGCTGGATCATCTGCTGCTTATGGAACGTCAGGAACGGCTATAACAGCGGGCATACACACACTTAACACGGTCGGCTTTACGCATACGAACCTTGAGTGGGAAACGCTTGTAGATGTTGCTAATGCTCTTCCCGGTCAGTTTTGGAGGATGCCGGGAACTGCGTGGATGATGCACCCAACAGCGATTCAGATTCTCCGCGAATATGCCCACTCTGGTAATTCCTACGCGCTTGTTGAGGTCGGCGAGAAAGACGAAGGCCCTGCGGTAAATATTATGGGCTGGCCGGTTATTGCGAATCCTTATTTGGATGCTCCCGCTGCCGGTGCTTCTCCGATTTATCTTGCAAATTGGCCGCGGTTTATGTGGATCGTCGATCACTCGGAGATGACGCTTCAGAGAATGGAACAGACCCAACCCGGAACGATTACGATCTATGCTGAAAAGCGGATGGTCTCGACCGTTCGTGATGTAACTGCCGGTGTACGTTTGATCGGAACCTAAGATGCCATCACAACTGCAAGGTAACTTCGGAGCGGGTTCCAGAAACCCGTTCAACTACTCGAAGGTCATTCAGAGCGGTCGAGATTCGGTCACTCAATGGCTTACTTACGAAGAAATCACCAACCAGTTGAATTTATTTCAGGATGAGTCACAGGACGATTACCTTGCTCAGTTGGAGCTCGCCACAAGGATGGCGATTGAGGATTATTTAGGTGTCCCGGTCTTTAACGTCACCTATCAGGCTTCCTACATGATTTCGGGGCTTATGGCTGCACCTGTAAG